GACAGCGCTGATCCCAAGCACGCCACCAAGTCTGGCAACGTCAGCAAGGAATACGACAAGGCAAACAAGCGCAGCGTCTGGACCGTCGCCACGCGCCCCTACAAGGGCGCCCACTTCGCCACGTTCCCGCCTGCTCTGATCCAGCCCTGCATCCTTGCCGGCAGCAGGCCCGGCGACATCGTGCTCGACCCTTTCATGGGATCAGGGACGACCGCTGCAGTCGCCGTGCAGAACGGTCGGCAGTACCTCGGTTGCGAACTGAATCTGCAGTATGAACAGTTGCAGCACCAGCGATTGTTAGATGCGATGCGCCGCTTTGAACAACGTGACACGCAGCATGAAGCACTGCTCTGGCCCGTGCGACCAAGGCCGCAAGCCCTGCCCCACGCCCCAAGCCTGCGAGATCGAAACCACCGAGGAGCGCCTGTTCCGTCTGATGGGCGTCGCGGTCATGGCTGTCGGTGTGATCGTTGTCTTGGTGCTGGTACTCGCATGAGGTGCCCAGCATGCGACGCGCTGACCGAGGTGATCACCAAGCGCGGCCCGAGGCGGCGCCGGGAGTGCCGCAACGGCCATCGGTTCAGCACCAACGAGGCCATCACCAGTGGTGTACGCCCCAAGGCCGACGAACCCCAACCTGCCCCGCCTGGTGGCCTTTTGGCACAGGTGTGGCACTCACCCCTTCCAAGCAACAACGAGAAGCCCTGAAGGGCCTGCAAGACGCCCTGTTTTGACCCACGAAAGGACTCACATGGACCTGATTGATCAACTGGCCACTGAATGGGCCATCGCCAAAGAGAAGGAAGACGCGGCCAAGGCCGAGCGCATCGACATTGAGGAGAAGATCCTCAAGCTGCACCCGGCCAAGGAAGAAGGCAGCGAGTCCTTCAGCACGCCGGCCGGCGCCAAGGTGGTGCTCACCGGCCGCGTCACCTACAAGGTGGACATCGACAAGCTGATCGCCCTAACGGGCGCCTGGCCTGATGACGTGCGCCCGGTCAAGACCAAGGTCGAGGCCGATGAGACGCGCCTGAAGGCCATCCGCAACGAGAGCCCCAAGCTCTGGTCGCAGATCGCCGCCGCGGTCGAGACGAAGCCGGCCAAGACCGGCGTCAGCATCAAGTGGAAGGAGTGAGCCATGGCCTTCAACCTCGCTTCCATCTCCAAGACCCGGCGCTTGCGCGCCCCCAAGGTCGTCATCGCCGGCCCCGGCAAGATCGGCAAGACCACCTTCGCAGCCAGCGCCCCCAACGCGGTAGGCATCCTGACTGAGGACGGCGCCGACGCAGTGGACGCCTCAGCCTTCCCGCTGGCCTCAAGCCTGCAGGAGGTCTACCAGGCCATCGGCACGCTGCTGAAGGAAGAGCACGACTTCAACACCGTGTTCATGGACTCGCTCGACTGGCTCGAGCCCCTGGTGCATGCCCACGTCTGCGAGCAAAACAAGTGGGCCAGCATCGAGGCGCCGGGCTATGGCAAGGGCTACCTGGCCGCGGCTGATGAGTGGCGCGTGCTGCTCAACGGCCTGGAGGAGCTGCGCCAGCGCCGCAACATGGCCGTGATCCTGATTGCGCACGACAAGATCAAGCGCTTCGAGTCACCGCTGCACGACGGGTACGACCAGTACGTGCTGAAGCTGCACGACCGCGCCGCTGCCCTGGTGCAGGAGTGGGCCGACGTCATCGGCTGGGCCAACTACCGCGTGGTCACGACGCAGACCGACGCCGGCTACGGCAACAAAGAAACCAAGGCCCGCACGACGGGCGACCGCATTCTTCATGTCGAACCCCATCCCGCTCACATGGGCGGCAACAGGTTTGGCCTCAAGAACATGCCTCTCTCTTGGGAGGCATTCGCAGCCGCTTTGGCGGCCTCACAAACCTGAACCGAGAAGACCAATGCCCCTGTACGTCATCACCGACACCGCCAACGCGAAGACGCGCCTGGTGGATGCCCAGAACCCTGCCCGCGCCCTGCGCCACGTCACCAGCTCGCAATTCGGCGTCAAGGCCGCCAGCGCTGCCCTGGTGGCCAAACTGATGGGCGCTGGCATCCAACTGGAGACGGTCACCACCGAAGCCGAACCCGAAACCGCAACCACGGAGAACTGAAACCATGGCATTCCTGAACTTCAAGGCGAGCTCGATCCAGATCGAGGAGCGCACCACGTCCTACGGCCCGCTGCCCGCGGGCGAGTACGAGATGATGGTGGTCAAGTCCACCACCAAGCCCACCAAGAACGGCAACGGCTCCTACCTGGAGCTGGAGATGCACATCATCTCGGGTGAGCACACCGGGCGCCGGCACTGGGAGCGGCTGAACCTCGACAACCCGTCACTGCAGACCGTGAAGATCGCGCAGGAGCAGCTGGCCCGCCTGTGCGTGGCGCTCGGCCTGGACGAGGTGGACGACAGCGAGCAGATGCACGACAAGCCCTTCGTGGCCGAGGTGGGCATCGACAAGAAGGACGACGCCCGCAACGTCATCTGGAACTACCGCGCCATCACCGGCGCGCCTGTCAGCCCGGCCAAGCTGAAGAACACGCCGCCTCCCCCGCCCGCTGCCGCGCCGGCCAAGGCTGCACGGCCTTGGGGTTGACCATGGCGGCGCTGCCTGAGTCTCCACACACCACCGCGACGGCCATCGTCAAGTGGTACGAGAGCAAGCCCCAGGAGCACCGGCCGCACATGGGGGCCAGCCTGATTGGCCACCCGTGCGACCGCAACATCTGGATGACCTGGCGCTGGGTGCTCAAGCCCGAGTTCAAGGGCCGCATCCTGCGCCTGTTCAGCACCGGCCAGCGCGAGGAGTCGCGCCTGCTGGAGGAGCTGCGCGGCATCGGCGCCCAGGTCTGGGACGTTGACCCCGAGACAGGCGACCAGTGGCGCGTGAACGCGCTCAACGGGCACTTTGGCGGCAGCCTGGACGGCATCGCCAAGGGCCTGCCCGAAGGGCCGAAGACGCCTGCGGTGCTGGAGTTCAAGACGCACTCTCACAAGTCGTTCATGGACGTCGTGGCCAAGCGCGTGCGCGAGGCCAAGCCCCAGCATTACGACCAGATGACCGTCTACATGGGCCTGATGGAGCTGACGCGGGCGCTGTACATGGCGGTCAACAAGGACACCGACGACGTCTACGTCGAGTGGGTGGAGTTCGACAAGGCCCGGTTCGACCAGTTGCTGGCCCGCGCCGAGAAGCTCATCAGCATGACGGCGCCGCCTGACAGGCTCAGCGAGGATCCGACGCACTGGCAATGCAAGTTCTGCGGGTTCTACAAGCACTGCCACCAGGGCGTGGCTGCGGAGGCCAACTGCAGGACGTGTTGCCATGCCTCACCCGTTGAGAATGCAGCATGGCGGTGTGACAGCCACAACGAACACCTGACCGTGCAGGAGCAGCGCGAGGGCTGCGAGGACCACCTGATGATCCCCGGCCTGGTGCCCTACGCGGAGCCGGTGGACGGCGGCAGCACCTGGGTGGCGTACCGGCACCGCGAGTCGGGCAAGACGTTTGTCAACGGCCCGACCGAGTGGCCGCACGACATGACCTACGGCCCGGTGTTTAGCAGCACCGAGCTGCACCGTTGCCCGGGTGCGGTTCTGCCAGACGCGGTGGAGACAAAGGCCGAGTTCCCTAACGCCACCGTGGTGTCGGGCAGCGTGGCCCCACGCACGCCGTTCGATGACATGGAGTCGGACGACCTGGACGCGGTGCCGACCAAGCCCGACACGCCGGCCAAGCGCGAAAGCCGCAAGAAGATCGCGGCCAGCCTCAAGCAGCTTGAGGCGCTGCAGTGACCACCTGGCTCATCCCCTACCTGCAGGCCCGCAGCGACGAGGTGGGTGAGTGCTGGGAGTGGACGGGCGCGGTGCAGCGGCTCAGCCGGGCCCCGGTCATGCGCCATGACGGCCGGCCCCAGGCCGTGCGCCGGGTGATCGCGCAGACGCTGGAGCTGAAGGTTGAGGGCCGCTACGCGACGGCGCGCTGCTGCAACCCGCTGTGCGTCAACCCTGAGCACGTCATCACCGTCACCCGGCAGCAGCTCCAGCAGCGCACCGCCAAGGTGACGCAGATGCACACCAACCCGGCCCGGTGCAGGAAGCTGGCCCAGAGCGCCAGGCGCAAGGGAAAGCTGACCGAGGCCCAGGTGGCTGAGATCCGCGCCATCGACGGGATGAAGCAGCGCGACATCGCGGCCCTGTACGGCATCACCCAGTCCACGGTGTCGGCCATCCGGCGCGGCGCTAAGTGGAAGGACTACGGCAATCCCTACCTTCAACTGATGGTGAAAACATGAGAGAGAACATCGAAGACGTCAAAGGACTTGAGCGCTTCGCCCGCATCCTGGTGATGTTGGCCTTGGTGGGTGTGCTGGCCTTTGTGGTCGGTTTTGGTTGGGGGATTTGGGCATGGCTGACTTGAGAACCGCCGCCCAGCAGGCGCTGGAGGCGTTGGAGCACATCAACAAGTACGGCTTTGTCTTGGCCGATTACGAAGGCCCGATGGAGCAAGCCATCAACGCCCTCAAGGCCGCGCTGGAGCAGCCGGAGCCACCACCCGAAGCCCAGACCGAGGCCGAGAAGATCGCTTACTGCGCGGGCTGGTGGGCTGCAATGGCCGCAAAGGCGAAGGAGCGCAACGCATGAGCTTCATCATCGGCATCGACCCAGGCGCCGCGGGCGCGGTGGCCATCCTTGAGCCCGACGGCAGCCTGGTGCAGGTCTTCGACATGCCCGCGGTGGAGGTGACGGTGGGC